CTATAGTTAAGATTTCCAGTAGCAATTACTATTTCGCCTGTCCCCTTGGGAGTCAGAACGATACCAATATTTGTATCGCCGCCCGAAGCCGCAATAATTGGATTGCTGCCACTAGCGTTGTTAGTAATTTCTAATTGGTTAACCGCAGAGCCTGTTGTTTGGAATACTACAAGCTCATTATTATTGGCATCCGCTATAAAACCACCGTCAGCAATCTTAGGGGCTGTCAGGGTCTTGTTGGTTAGAACGTCCACACTTACTAAAGAAACGAGAGTTGAATTACCCCCCTGTGGCAACAACATCGTGTTTGTAACCCCAGCAGAGTGTGGCTGTCCTTGTAATATTTGCCCATGACTATTGCTTTCACAATTCAACTGTACTGCACCAGAAGCACTGTTACCTCTAACAGCTATTACTCCTGTACCTTTTGCTATTAAATTTAAGTCAATATTAGAATCGCCACCAGTTGCCTTTAATAGCGGTCCTTGCAAGAAAGCTGAAGAAGATGCAGCGTTAGTAATTTCTAATTGATTAACCGCAGAGCCTGTTGTTTGAAATACAAGCTGCTCGTTACCAGCGGCGTCAGCAATGAAGTGCGCGTCACCAATTAGAATGTCACCGCCAACCTTCAGGTCATCGACAGCCGTGACTCCCGCCAAGTTGACGGCAGTAAGAAGATCGTGGACCACGCCGCCTGAACCCAGACCGTCAGTTGCGATAACTTTAGTTTGCCCAGCAAGGATGGCTACGTTAGCACCGCTACCGCATGTAAAAGTTAAAGTGAAATTCGTTGCGTTATACATGAACCAAGTTTTGGAACTGGTGTTTGGCAAGAGTGTAATAGTACAAGCCTGACCGCCGCCCGTGAGCTTTAGCCCAAGGCTCCTGTCCGCGTCTAAAGCACCGTCCGCAATTGTGATGTTGTCCGTAGAGGCGTTCGCAATCGCCCTAGTCCCCCAAGCGGTTGCTTGCCCGATTATTTCAAGGTTTAAGTTAGTCGTGTCACCCCAAGAACCAGATTGCTCTCCAGAACCGATTTCCTCTAACCGTAAGTTATTTACATATGTGCTTGCCATTTTTTTATCCTATGCCGCAATGGTAGTCCAAAAAGGGTTTTGAGAGGGTATTATTCGCCCCCACGGTTGTTGAAGTAATCCTATCTCACCTGTTCCAGACACTCCTGTTACAGAAACATTAGCAGGACCATTCGCATTTGTCGAGCCAACTGCGCTGGTCCCAGAAACACCCGTTACAGACAAATTAACATCGGGTAGTTTAACTACAGCGGCTCCAACTCCGCCAGTTGCCGCTAGTCCCGTTAGAGCTATAGTTGATGTTGCAGCCGCCGCAACGGCTCCAACGGCACCCGTTGCCGCTACGCCCGATACAGCAATGTCACCTTCACCGTCCACCGTAGTGGCTCCAACGGCACCCGTTGCGAAAGGTATGACAATACCAGCATTCCAACCGCCCGTGTTCCAACCCTGTCTTGACCAACCATCATATAATACGGTGGACATAGAGGCAGTAAAGTCGGCTAACGTAACGGTGTTACCCATAGCGTTTCCGTGGCTAGTACAGTAGTAACGAGCAACCTCATTAGCATCTAAATTCCAACCGCCCGTGTTCCAGCCCTGTCTTGACCAGCCCTTTGAGTCAGTGGAAATAGTTAAGGTTACTGTTGCGCCCGATTGGCCCGGAGTGCCGTTAACAACAACACCCGTAGAGTACGAATCTCCATTAGCATCCTTGAACCTTAAAGGATGGCCGTTGTTTGAGCTATCGCTCTGATCGAATATGTAGACAAAACCTCGCAGCAGGTTAAGAGCGGGAGTTAAATCCCCGTCAAGACGGTATTTGTTAACGCCATTAACATTAACAACCGTAACTGCATAGGTTTGAGCCATTAGGCTATCCGAATAATCGCATTAGAGGCATCCGGCGCAGGCATGACAATCGTAAAGTCTCCAGAACTTGCCGCTTTGTCTGAGCCAAAGTCTAACACACAAACAGTTGGGTCCCCTGTAGCTACCTCGTTAAAGATCAAAGCTCCACGAACGGATGAAATGGTTACGTTGCTAAACACAACATTGTTCATATCAAGAAGGGCCGTTGTACCTGAAGCAGAGGGGGTAACTGTCGTTACGGCATTGCCTTTAGCGGTGTAGTTTGTACCACTAACCTCGTTGCCAGAAGTGTACGCAGTGGTGGCAGCGTTGAAAGTTGCGCTGTTAGTATACAGAGCTAACTTGAAGATGTTGCTTGCCCCAGTGAAATTATGCACACCCTTTAATAGTTCTACTTTGAACGAGGTGCATAGAAAGTTACCATTAAATGCCATCTACATTTTCCTTATATATTCGGCCAACGTAGGCTGACCAGCATCTTTTATTGCATTATATACCGTAGTTCGGTCACTTTGTATAGCTTGACGCATATAGACTGCGACAAGTTTTTCGACCTCATTACGGTACTCGATTGTCTGAGCGCGTAGAGTAGGATGCGCGTTTTCTGAAACAGACACAATTTTGTTTACACACTGGTGCGCAACTTCTTCTGGGGTAAACCCCCGGTTGTTGGTGGTGACAACTTCAACTTTAAAATCGTTAGACATTGAAACTGGGAAAGACATGTTGTTCATACGTTAAATTCCTCCATCTTTTTTGCGAATAATCTGACCCGTGCGATATTCGTCCGTCACTTCCTTGCTTTCGCCAAGAAGTTTAAGTCCCATGACGGCTTCAATAAAGCGCTTTTCATACAAAGCCTGTATGTCGGGCTCGCCCTTCATAAATATATAGGCTTCCATCAAACTTCCGTACAAAAGACCTAAATCGGCGTTCTCTGACAGCCATGTTAATGATGTGTCAGCAGAGACAGCCGTAATCACACCCGTAGCCCCACTAGGACTAGCCGTAATAGTTTCACCAACGACATAGTTGCTGCTAGGAATTATAACTTCTAACGAGGTACTAGACGAAACAAGTTCTACACCGCTGCTTACGCCGCTTGTGCCGCCCGTAATGGTGTCCGCGGCAGTAAACGTCCCCACTACGCTCGTAAGTGTCAGGGTGTAGCTGCTTTTAGTTAAACTCTCTGGTCGGTAGAAATAATGAAGCTCCGCGGCGTAATTAACGTCAGGTGTTGGGGCTAGAATAAAATTGTTTACATCAAACACCCCGTAATACCTCGGGGGCGCGACTGTAGCGGAGTTTGGAGTAAACACTTGCATAAAGTCGGGGCCTTTAAAGTCTAAAAAAACATACTCGCCGTCAGCTTTAGTAAAAGACAAGGAAAATGGCGCTAAAAAGTCGCTCGGTACAGTTAAGAATTTATTAGAGATAGACATGGAGCCCGCCACGTTTTTTCTAAACAAGCTTAACTGAACGTTTTTTAAAATGCGCTCTTCTGTGTTCTTTATAAACAGAGGAAGGTTTCTTACAAACGTAGTCTCATCGTTTTCAGTGTAATCCTGTATAGCCTGCTTTAATTCCGTATATGTAAAGCTCATGTTATCACCGTGACCTGACCTATTGCGCCTTCTAAGGCAGCAGTGTTCTTGATTTCACTTGGAAGTTCCGCCGTTCCCGACGTCGCCCAATTGCCGTTTCCAAGATATATGATTCCGTTAGTGGTTATAACCATGAAAGGAGTGTTTGTATCAGGGGACTCTGGACGAGCGTCCTTCAATGCTTCTGGATCAGAAACCTTGCGAAAAGGACCCAGTTGAGGCTGCTTTAACTCAAACTCATCCTTACCCACCAACAAACCGTTCCACTCTTTGCGCATGTCTCTGTATCGATACCGAAAACCGGATCGATCAGAAATTGCGTAAGAGTTTCGGCCTGTGGCAAATTTGCTCATTATCCCACCCTGTAATAATCAGGGCTAGGAGCCACGTTAAAAGAGGCCCGATCACGATCCTCCGTCATGGCTCGTTCAAACTCTTCTTCATACATCGCCTTTAAAAGTTGGACTCTCTGAGGGGCCCGCTTTACCGCGATATAATAGGCTAATCCGGCGGCTAAACACGGATAAAACCGAAAAGGCATATCTACAGTGTTTATATAGGTGTCCGCATCATCCATTCTTGTAAGTGCGTTATAAAAAATAACGTCTGTATTGTTTTCTGGAACAGGCCAAATCTTTAAACTTGGAGTAACTTGGCGGTCTAAAAAGAATTGGTTTGGGCGGCTTTGAGTAGTCTTGTTTGGAATATTTAAATAACTATCACGACTCAACCTAGATAATGCAAAATCCGTGCCGTCCCGTTGAACCACCACAGAAAGAATATCAATTACATCCGCGCCTAACGGATATGCACTCGTTCCCTGAACCAAGGAAAGGGTTCGCTGTGCGATAGTCCACTGGTTTAAACCACGGTTGGCCCACTCCGCCAGCATAAGGTTTAAAGATCGCTTGGCCGATTTAAGGTCATAGCCAGTTCTTACCTCTAAGCCACAACGCTCAAACGCCTCTTCAATGTATTCAGCTACATCAAGTTCAAAATCTACGCTGCTAGAAACTGCCATCTCATTCCTCGCTGTAAATATTATCAAATATTTGGTTTACATCTAACGTATAGTCTAAATCAGATTTAGAATAATGTACATGCTGTGAAGGCTTGAAGTCAGGAGCGCCTTCTCCAGTTTCAAACCAAGCTGGGTGAGTTACCCTTACACGGTTATTTGGTAACGCCACGATGTTTCCTGTCCACTCGCCCGCGTCTAATAACTGCATAACATGAGCCTGTTTGTGTTGAGCCGGATCATCCGCAACATCCGTATCAGTATAATCAACCGTAAACATGTATTTAGCAGGAAAAAATTTACCGTCTATCTTTGCCATCCAAGGACACGGAGTAGCTCTTTCTAAAATATATACAGCGTGTGTGTGTGAGGGACAGTCCCAAGGTTGTGTCTCGTGTACGGCCATAGGTTTGGGCCACTCTTCAAAAACTTCGTCTGCAACCAAAGCGGTTATAGGCATACGAGCCCACATTGCACCGCCGTGAACATTAGCATCACCCTCCTCATCAGCTTCACAACCCGTAAAGATTACTTGGAAGCTTAAACAACGGTTGGGCATTGTTGTTACGGCAATGACCATAGCATGCAGGAATTCGCCGTGATAACGCTCATGGTTGACCGTAAACTCACGACGAACCCAACACTTAAAGTGTGGTATATTACTCTGTAAAAAAGGCATTTATTTATTATTTCTTTCTTTTAACTGCGCCGCCTTTAGCGTAACCCTTTTTCTTCATCATAGCGCCGCCAGACCTTTTCTTTACAGCAACAGGTTTTTTCTTAACTAATGCACCGCCTTTAGCGTAGCCCTTTTTCTTCATCTTGGGGACCCCACCTTTAGCATAACCTTTTTTCTTCATCATTGAATTGCTCACTTTCATTTCGCCACCAATAGCAGCAGTTTGAGGGGTCTTTGCAGTTTTAGCAGCAGCCTTAAAATTAGCCGCAGTCGGGGCCCCCGTAGAACCCGGCTTTCGCATTGTTTCTTTACTTCCAGCGGCTATCCGCCGCTTTTTAGCATGAATATTAGCGTATAATCCCTGTTTACTCATAAAAAACTATCCTCTATGTTTTGACTCGGTTACCGACCACACCTTTAAGAGTCTTGGCCTGACCTGCATGAAGCTTGGAAGCTTTCTTGAGGCCCTTAATAACTTTTTTTACTTTTCTTTTATTACCTTTAGTCAACGTCATGATTTTGCCTTTCAACACTTCCATCTTTTACGAGCTTGGCGCAAACGACTGTTTGGATCTTTTGCAGCCTTTGGAAACTTTTTCATCTGACCCGCAGAACGGGCGCAGTAAGACTTGCGACGCTTGGCATCTTTGCTTCCCGCTTTAACTTTACCAGTAACCGCGGTCTTCAGTTTAGATCCGGGGTTCTTTTTTCGGTGAGCCTCAACGCCCTTCTTAGTCATTCCCGCCCCAGATTTAGTGGGACGGTAATTTTTTTTATTCCGTTTTATTGGTGTATCATCACCCACAGTAAACTCCTATGCGTGGAATGCGGTAACCATTTTTGCCCCAGAAACATTAAACTGAATCATCAGATTATTTTTAAACAGAACACCTTCTTCTGGAATATAAACATCGTCTGCTGCGTTAGCAACGCCACTGGTTCTTGTGATAAACACTGCCTC